CTAAGCCTGAATTATTACGAAACAGCGACAGTGATGTAGCAATATTAGGCGAGGCAACGTTAAAAGAGCGTATAGAGTGGAGTACTGGCGAAGCCTCTCCAAAAAATTGCAAAGTGCCTTTTCCTTTTGCTATGGCAGAAAAGCGTTTAAAAGATCGTTTGACTTTGAAATTAATTAACGCTTATCAATATGGTATTTATTCAGACGTTGAAGCAGACGCATTTAAACGACAAAATAATGAGTAAAGAAGGACATAAATACTTTTTGAATGTAATGCTTTCAAATATCAATAAACGTATTATTGAAATTGAAACGTCAAAAGCAAAAGCAGAAGAAAAGGTAATTCGATATAGAACAATTTTAGAACAAATTTCAGAACAATATAATAAAATTCAAAATGGTTAAAGAATACTTAATACAATACACGGGTGTATTTGGCGAGGTTTTAGAACAAGACGTAACAAGCTTAAAATATGTTGCTGGTTCTGAAGGTTGGGGAGCTTTTAGAGTAAAGTGTACCGACAAAGAACTTAAACAAATGGAAAAAGAATGGGATAAATTAAGCGGTTTTTTTGTTAAAGAAATACAAGATTTAACTTTTTGCTTAATATCTATAAAGTTATATCAAAATAATCCTGATAAGCCTAGCTTATTTAAAATATATGATTACTATAATTTTTTTACTGATAAATTTAAGTATGTAACTATTTCTCAAATTGTAGAATTTCTTAAAGATGCTGGTAATAATTCTTATGAAGATGAAGATTATAAAAGGTTTTTAATTT